TTGAGTACTCTCCTGTCCTCCGTCTTAGGCTAGGATATCTTTTCGACAGGAGATGTAATGATTCAACTACAGGGGTATGAACTACCTCCACACATTTCGTACTCAGCATTCACAACGTATCTGACTTGTGGTTATCAGTATTACCTAGGTCGACTACTTCAGATGCCTGAAGAACCTAGCATCTGGTCTGCTGGTGGCAGAGCATTCCACGCAGCGACGGAAGAATGGGACTTAGCAAATGACTAACGAACTATGGACGAAAGCCTGGGCACACGAGACAAAAGATTTAGACCTGAGCACAGCCCGCGTTGCGGGCAGGTCTACTAAGGCTAATCCGAATAAGGAAGATGCTACTTGGTGGAATGAGCAGGGACCAATATGGGTAGCGCAATACATCCAATGGCGCAAGGCTAATCCGAACTGGAAGATTTGGAAGACACCTCAAGGTGCCAAGGCAATCGAACTAGAACTCAATCCCAAAATTGCAGACGTGCCTGTGAAGATGGTGATTGATAGAGTCTTTGAGGTTGATGGCGAATTGGTTATCGTCGACCTTAAGACATCAACTCGCAGACCAACATCTGACCTACAACTTGGCTTCTACAAGGTCGGGCTTGAGCAGATGCTTGGTGTCAAAGTCAATCTCGGAAACTACTGGATGTCCCGCGATGCGGGGACAGGAGAGATGATTGACCTATCGAGATATACCTTAGATGTTCTTGAATATCTTGTGTCGGGCTTCGAGAAGGCACGGCAGTCTGGTATATTTCTCCCCAACCTATCCAGTTGCAATTTCTGTGGACTCACGGAACATTGCACATTTACGAAAGAGAAATAAATGAACAACGAAGATTGGAAACTACAAGTCTCCTACAAAACTCCTAGTGGAGATATGATTAACGTTCGGGCAAATACTGCTGATGAACTCAGCGTATTGCTTGAAGGTATTGGCGATTACTCAACGCAGATTGTGGCAGTTCAGAAACTGTTGACTGGAGCGTACAACGTAGCCCCTTTATCAACGCCGAGTTCCACGCCAAGCACTCCGCCACCAGTATCCTCAGTTCCAGACCAGGCAAAAACAGCATCCCCTACCTGTATTCACGGAGCGCGAATATTCCGAAGTGGCATAAGTAAGAAGACAGGACAACCATACGCGTTCTGGTCTTGCCCTCAACCGCAGGGTGCGGACCAGTGCAAACCAGTTAATTAACTACTGACTGGACAAATCACAGAGCCACCTGCCGAAGGGGAAGCGGTGGGTGGTTCTAACTTAAGACAGGAGCAGAATGAAAACTTTAGCAAGAAGCATCGGCAGAGCCGATATCGGTGGTGAACCATTACCACACATATTCAAATCTTTTGAGAGCAACAAGATTATTTTCCGCAGAGCAGAAGTATCTATGCTTGCAGGAACTCCAGGTGTAGGTAAGTCAACACTAGCCCTGGCATTAGCACTTAAGATGAAAGTGCCTACGCTTTATATCTCAGCAGATACCAACGCACATACTATGGCTATGCGCCTAGCGTCAATGATTAGCGGTAAGAATCAGACTGATGTTGAGTATCTATTACAGAATGATTTAGGCTGGACTAAAGCAACACTTGCCCGAGGCAGTCATATTGTCTGGTCATTTGAATCTAGTCCTAGCCTGCAAGATATCGACGAAGAAGTGCAAGCCTTTGAAGAACTATGGGGTTGCCCGCCTGTCGCTATCTTTGTTGATAACCTTATGGACATAGCAACTGATGGGGGCGAAGAGTTCGCCTCAATGAGAGCGATTATGAAGGAGTTGAAGTTCCTTGCTAGAGCGACTAATACTGCGATTATCGTATTACATCATACATCGGAGGCTATGGAAGGCAAACCTTGCCAGCCAAGGTCGGCACTCCAAGGAAAGGTGGCTCAACTCCCTGCGCTTATCTGCACTCTCGGAGTTGTCGGAACTGCTATGGCAGTTGCACCAGTCAAAAACAGGTATGGTCGAGCGGATGCTAACGCGAATCTCACGGCGTGGCTAGCGTTCAATCCTGAGTTTATGTATATAGAAGACATCCCCGAGTCAGCATAGGAAGAACAATGGACGACGATTACTTAGAAATACACGCAAAAGAAATAGCGTATGCAGAAGTAAAGAACCAGGTGGCAAAGTTCATAAAGAAGATTGATGAGGCTAAGGTGCCTATCAAAGATGAATATACGCAAGGCGTACACGACGGACTTGATTGGGCAATAAGAATACTAATGAAAGATAAGAGTGCTTCTTAATGGCTAATCCTAATGGGCGCAAGGGCGCACAGTTTGAGACCGACGTTATGAAATGGCTGAGGTCTAAAGGTGTGATAGCCGAGCGGTTAACCAAGGCAGGAGCCAAGGATGAAGGGGACCTCGTTACCATAATCGCAGGTCAGACCTACATTTTAGAACTTAAGAATAGAAAGAAGTTAGACCTTCCTGAGTTTTGGGAAGAGGCACAGGTGGAGGCAGACAACTATGCGAAGGCGCGTGGAATGTCCTATACTCCGCCATCATTTGTTATAGTCAAGCGTAGGAATCACGGAGTTGATAGAGCGTGGGTTATTCAGGACTTAAGACAATGGCTCGAAGAGAGGCAGTAGGTGGAGACTTACCAAGTATCGGAGACATTCTCCGTCACTACGGTGCGAACTTACGAAGCAATCACGGGCAGGTTAATCTCAGATGTCCGTTCCATTCGGACACTCATCAGAGTGGAACAGCCAACCTCGACAAGAATATCTTTATCTGTTTCGCCTGTGGCGTGCAGGGAAACAGTCTACAAATAATCGCAGGACAGGAGAATGTAAATATCAATGAAGCAAAGCGCATCGCAGAAAGAATTACTGGGGAAAGCAACGGAGAGGTACGCGGAAAGTATTCATCTGGCGGAAGATTACCTAAGGCAAAGAGGAATACCTCTAGAAGTAGCACGTCTGGCGCGATTAGGCGTAGTAGAGGCACCTGAAATTGGGCACGAAATATACCAAGGAAGACTTTCTATTCCGTATATTACTAAGTCTGGTGTCGTTGACCTTCGTTTCCGTTCTCTTAATCCTGCTGTAGAGCCTAAGTATATGGGACTTACGGGAGCCGATACCAAGATGTATAACGTTTTAGATGTAGAGCGAGCAGGGGACTGGATTGCTGTATGCGAAGGGGAACTTGATACCCTGACTTTATCTTCTTGTGTCGGCATACCTTGTGTCGGCGTGCCAGGTGCTAACTCTTGGAAGAAACACTACACCCGATTGCTTGCAGACTTTGAGAGAGTCTATGTCTTTGCAGATGGGGACTCTCCTGGTAGGGAGTTTGCCTCAAGTCTAGCCCGAGAACTGCCGGTGACAATAGTGAATCTACCTGATGGGGAAGATGTTAATTCTATTTATGTATCAGAAGGAAAAGATTTCCTACTATCAAAGGTGAGTAATGGATGAGGACATAGGCAACTACTGTGATTCTTGTGGTGAATCCTTTGACAATGCGTTTGATTATGTCGACCATCTTATTGAAGAAGATGACGAAGAGTTTGACCCATCAATAGTCTTGCCCAATGGGGTCAAGTTAATGGTTGGTTCACTACTAAGATTTCTTTATGAAAGAGCAGACAAACCAGAGGAAATCAGACAAATATCACAATCCACATATGTTACACTATTCGCTGCAGAGGCTGGGTTCCCTGGTCTTGAAGAGATGATTGAGGACGTTGTGGTACAGAACGAGATGTTAAGGTTCGATGACTCCTTAAATAATCTATTGAATGAAAAGGGACCTGATGACAACGAAAGCAGAGCGTGAAGAGATATGGCAGATTACAACCCATCTAGAAAATTTGGGCTACAAGATTACGTCACTGAAGTCTCAGGGCGGGATGCTTACGGTCACCCTAACAATCCCTCTTCTTTCATCAAAAACGTAGAGGATACTTTCAATGAACTCCAAGGATTACTTCTTAAGAAACATATTGATTACGGTCCGAAGAACATTTCAGAATCGCCAGGTGGACCTATCAATGGACTGCGAGTACGTATGCACGACAAGTTGGCAAGGATTAACAACCTCGTCGACAAGCAAGTGTCAAATCCACAATACGAATCACTCGAAGACTCGTTCAAAGATATGGCGAACTACGCAATCATAGGTCTTTTAGTCTTAAGAAATAAGTGGAACAAGTGAAGAACTCCGCATTTGATTTAGACTTTTCATTTGGCAGGGCTGGAGAAAGTCTTGTTGAAGAGTTACTCAACGGCGGAAAAACTGTTGAGGTCAAGCGTGATAGACGTTGGCACGAAACCAACAACGTGTATATAGAACTGATGTGCTGGTATCAATCCTCTCAATCTTGGGAACCTTCAGGTCTGTCGGTTACAGAGGCATCACACTGGGCATTTGTACTAGAAGAATCTGTCTTTATTATTCCAACCAACATATTAAGGTTGGCTGTAAATAAATACGGAAGAGAAATTACCTGCGAAATACCACCCAATAAATCCAAAGGTAATCTCATTACAATAGAGAATCTATTGGCTGAGGTTAAAGTGAATAGGAATATATGAACGAACAACAACTCTTTGATTGGCTAAAGACCAATCATTTCCCCGACCTTACAAGGTCAGAGTCTGAGTTCGACGGGTTCGATTGCCAGTCGGATGAGAAGAAATTATTTATAGAACTTAAGTCACGAAAGACTCACTATGATGAATTGATTATTGAGAAATATAAGTAT